GCACGATCTTGCTGCCGTTGGTCCAGTCGAGCCCGTTCTGTGCTGCCGGGAAGTTGGCGCACATCCAGTCGTCGACGTCCAGCTCGAGATCGTTCGCGCCCTGATTGACCGGCGCGCCCATGCTCGAGGACACATGCGAGGTCCCGGTCAGCCCCGAGCCGTTGTAGCGAAGGACCCCGTCGACGTAGAACTTGAAGGAGCCCGCCGTCAGATCGATCAGCATGTCGATCCGCCGCCATACGTCCGTGTCGGCGTGCCCGTTCCACACCTCGAGGGTTGAATCCGGGAGCGCCGTTAGAAACGTGATCGTGTTGGCCGCGTCGATCGAGTAGAGCGCGAGCTGCCCGGAGGTCCCGACGCCGAGCGCGTGACTCGAGCCGCCGCCGCTGTAGCTGTTGCGCCAGAAAACGACAGAGGTCGCCGGCGCCTTCCGGAGCCGGAGATACATCCGCTCCCAGGTTTGCGTGATCGGCGAGACGAAGGTCGCGTCGTAGAGATTCAGCGGATAGGTCATCGAGGAATTCGTCAGCCCGCGGAACGCGAACCCGCGCCCGCCGGTGTGCCTCGAGGCATCCGTCGAGAAATAGGTCGAATGCGTCGATCCGCCGTTGACCGTCCGGTTCGGCAGCTCGAAGCCCTCGATCCATCGCCGCTTGGTTGTCGCTGTGACTGCCCCGCCGCCGCCGCTCGTCGGATCGTGCGGCGCCTGGAGCATGAACTTGCCCATCCAGTAGTAGCGGATGGTCGTCCCGCCGATCCCGAAGAATCCGCCGGTGTGTCGCTGGAAGGTGGCGACGTCGGTCGGGAACGGGCGATCGGCATCGTCGCCGCGCCACACGGTGTAAGAGAACGGCGGAGAGATGACCGGGACGTCGTAGCCCTGCCACGGTGCGCCGAACTCGACGCCGGCGGCCTCCGGTGCCCGATTGACCCCGTCCGGATATTGCGCGGTCAGCGCCGCGACCTCCGCCGGGTCAGTGAGAACGATGTAGAACGTGAGGTAGGTAGTTTTCTTGCTGTCGAAGATTGCCACGTTCTACACCTCGAGCGAAAGGCGAGCGCCGGCGGGAACAGCTCCTCGCGTCCAGTCGTTGGCGGAGGATCCCCCGGCGCTCTGTTGAATGCGTCAGTCCTCGAGCGGGTTTGACTCGTCCGGCGGGATCAGCCCGGCCGAGGCCCCGCCGCCCATCTTGGCTGCGAGGATCTCGTCGTGCTGTTGCCGGATCGCCTGATTCGGCGTCGACACAGAGAGCGGAGTATCCGCCTCCGCGCGCACCATCCACCGCCGTGAGAAGTCCTCCGGGCTCTTGATGTAGAACGTGTCGCCCGGCCGCCGGCGGATCAGATCGTAGTAGCCGGTCCGCGTCGCCGTGACCTTCACCCGCGCGCCGCTCTTGCCGGCTTGCGGCTTCGCCTGCTCGAGCGGAACGACACCAGTCGGCGAGGATTTGCCCGGCCGCGCGCTCGCCTCCGGCGGGAGGCCGCCGCGGTCCCGTTTGTCGGGAATCGTCGGATGATGGATCGGAAGGTTGTCGCCGGCGTCGATCGGATCGGACGCGTGGAAGTCCGCCACGTTTTCCGCGAGCTTCCGCTTCGCGTAATCCTCCGCGCTCTCGCCGCGCTCGTTGGGAGCTTCCCGGACCTGGAGCGAGGACTCGCGCCGCTCCTTCGCGGTCTTGTCCTCCGGTCCCTTCGCGAGCGCCGCGTCGCGCTCGTCGCCCGTGATGGCCGGATTGCGCCGCGCCGTTTGCGGACGGTCCGCGGCTTTGCCTGCTTTGCGCTTTGCCATAGTGGCTCTCTCCTGTTGGCTGCTGCCGGATGCACGAACGCCGGCGCCCTCGAGGAGCGCCGGCGAACGTCACGCGAGCAAGAGCTAGACCGTGTAGCCCTTCGCGTAGTGAGTGACCGACTCCTCCGCCATCGACTGCGGCATCAGAGCGGCTGTGACCGTGATCGACGGAGTCGTCCCGCCGACGTCGTAGTTGACCCCGAGGTAGCGCTTCGTCGGCGTGCCCGGGGGAACGCCGAGGACGAGCCGGGTCCCCGCGACGAGCTGCGTGTGCTGCCCGGCGAGGAACGCGCGACGGACCAGGACGTCCGCGCTCGAGAGATTCGCGTTCGCGCTCTGAATCACCTCGAAGGCATACGTCTCGTCGCCGGTCGTCCCGTCCGCGCTGACGTCGACCGTGATCAGGATCGCCATCGGCTCACCCGACCCGATCCGGTTTTTTACGGTCGGGTTGCCGAGGTCGATCGTGTTGGTGCTGACCGCGTCCACGCTGACCGCCTGCGCGTCGCTCAGCAGAAGCAAGGCATCAAGAAACATGGTTGGAGTCCTCCAGAAAACGAGTTGCTGCTCGAGAGCGCGACGCGCGCCCTAGATGACCCGCGCCTCCGTCAGCAGGAGCGCGTCGACCCGACGGACCGGCGTATCGCCGAAGAACATCGTCCGGCGCCCGCTGACGTTGTCGTAGGTCGTTCCGCCGCCCGCGCTGACATCCGAGCGGAGCTGCTTCCGGAGGAACCGGCGGACCCGCCGATTCATGTAGAAGACGCGCGATCCCAACTCGTCCGGGATGATCTCCTCCGCGGCCTCCATCGCATCGATCAGATCGGCCGGCGAGCCGCCCGCGAGGTCGCTTACGTCGATGTTGCAGATCCGGACGACGTAGCGCCAATCCTTGACGACGAGGCCTGACTTCCACTGATAGCGCTCCTGAAACGCCCTCATGCGGTTGCCTGCGACGCCGGCCGTCACTTCGACCGTGACCTCGCCGTAGTCCTCGTGAATGAGGCCGGCCTTCGACCCGGACGGGAAAATGCCGTGGACCGTTTCCTCGCCCCATGCAACGAGCCAGATCGAGGTATTGTCCGAACCGACTCCGCCGGCGTCGATGATGTTGTCGGCATTGACCGCGCCCGAGATCGTCGAGAAGCGCGGCGCGAGGCCGGTGAACTCCTCCGGCGCGAGCCCGCCGTTGCCGTAGAACAGCGTTTGCGCCATCTCCTGATTCATGGCTTCGATGAAAGCCTTCGCTTCAGAGAGACGGAAGCTGCTCGCGTTACCGTTGAGCAGGACGAGGTCCTTATCGACCTCCGACCAAGCCTCGAGCATCCCGGCCTGCTCGTCGACCTGCGCGGTCGTCGACTTCGACGGGGGAATGCCCTGATTGATCATGCGCCAGAAGACCGTCGGGAGCCCGGTCCGGATGGTCGTCCGGTGCCCGGTCGGGAGGTTGCCCTCGCGCCATTGCATGTCGTCGAGGATCTCGTTCCGCTGCTGGAGCAGCTCGACGATCTTCGCGGTCTTCCCGTTCGGGTCGAGCCGCTTCGCCCAATCGGCGAGCGTGAGCGCGCCGGTCGAGAGCGTCGCGCCGAGCGCGCCGATCCCGACAAGGTAGAGCCACGAGACGTCGCTCGAGGACGAGCCGACGGCCGCGTAAGCTGCGAGGCCCTGCGTGCTGGCAATGACGACCAGGACGAGGACCGTGATCCAGCGAAACAGTTTTTCCATAGTCGGTGACTCCGAAGGAGTCGAGGAGATCAGCGTCGCGTCGCTTCGTCGGCGGCCTTCGACGTCGGATGGTCGTAGAGACTCTCCGCCGTTTGCTTGCTGCCGCCTTTCGGTCCGCCGCTGCGCGCGCCCGTGTCCTCGCTCATCAATGCCCCGAGGTCAGCTAGGAAGCTGACGACCTCGAGATGGTTGCCGAACCCTGAACCCGTCACGAGCTTGAGGAACGAGTCCCGCCGAGCGTGCCCGGCCGGTCGCACGCGATCGATTGCGCGCTGCGCGAGCCGCTGCGTCTCTGAGAGCTTGTCCCCGCCGTAGTCCGGATCCGCTTTCGTCTGACTGGCCCACCCGTCGATCTCTTGCTGCTTCAGCGTCAGAGCTTCGTTGAGTGCGGCCTGCGCTTCGTCGTTGGTCCAATCGGACGCGCGCGCGATCTCCTCGATCCGTTTCGTGAGAGCCGGATCGGCGATCGCTTCGTTGGCTTCGGGAACCGTGAGCGAATACTTGTCGGGAGCCTTTGGCGTCTGTTGCTCGCCGGCCTTGCCCCCTGCTGCCTCGCCCGACGCCGTCTCGCCGGTCTTACCTGCCTTACCGTCGTCGCCGGTCTTGCTGCCGCCCTCGCCGGCTGCAGCTCCTCCTGCGCCCCCCGCGCCTCCCTTGCCTGCCTCGCCGGTGTTTGATTGGCCGGCCGCGGCTCCGGTGCCCGGTGTCTCTTTGCCAGCCTCGCCCGGCTTCGCGGTAGCTGCGCCGGTGTTGGCTCCCGTGTTAGCCATTGCTGCCTCCATTGCCCGAGCGTGCCTGGACGGCCTCCGCCTCGAGCTTTTCGTTCGTTGCTGCCGATCGGGCCTCGCGCTCCATCGCGAGATAGCCCTCTGAGTCGTGCTCCGTGAGGAGCGCCATTAGCTCATGCCCGAAGTCCTGCCGGCCCGCGTTGTAATGGATCTTCGCGGACGCATCCCACACGGACCGGAAGACGCCGGCCCTCGAGAGCAGCTCCCACATGAACCGGCGCCCCTGGACCGTCGCCATGACGGCCCGCAGATCGTTCGCGGTCCGCTCCTCGCGCTGCCGCTCCTTGCGCGCCGCGAGCCGGACCTGCTCCGGGTCCGCGGCGTTCCGCACGAGCGCGCGGTTGCTCATTGAAGCGCCTCGACGATTGCGCCGCGGAAAACAATGTCGTTCGCCGCCGCGACCCCGTTCTGCCCCGTGACCTTGACGACGACCGCTCCCGAGAGCGTCTCCGCCGGCGTCGCCACCGTGATGTTCTGTGTCCCGAGCGCGATCGACACCCATCCGTCGGAGAGCTGCGTCGCGGCGCCGGTGCGAAGGACGATACAGCGCACCTCCCAATGTGAACCGCTCGCCGTCGTCGAGAGCGCGGCGCATTGCGTCGCCCCGAAATACCCCTTGAGCGTTTTGTTGTTGGCGTTGGCCGCGAGCGTGCCGAAGGCGGTAAACCGGATCCCGCGGTCCGCGGTTGGCATGGCGCCGGCCGGGAGCGTGTAGGTCCAAAGGTCCTTTTCGTTCGTGTTGGCGTCCGTGCCCACCTGAACCGAGGAGGCCGAGAGGACCGGCTGATCAACGCCCGTGATGCGCGGATTTGTGACGACCTGCCCGGCGAGCGAGATCGCGCCGAGCGCGACGAACGCGAGGACCAGGAGGAGCGCGACGAACCGACCGATCGAGGGTTGGCGCGCGCCGGTCACTTGACGATCACCGATCCCGGTGTGCCGGGAGCCCGCTCGAATGGATTCGACGGCAGACTGTCCTCGCTCTTTGACGTCCCGACGAGCGCCCGGACCTTCGCCGTGTAGGTCCCGAACGCGATCGGCTGCACGTTGATCGTCGCGCGGACGATGTTGTCGGTCCCCATCGGCGGATCGCCGAGCTGCAAGGTCTGAATCACGGCGCCGCTCGCGTTGATGATGTCCAGCTCGTGAGCCGTATCGGTCGCGTGATCGGAGCAGGTAAATTCGACGTTCCGCGGATTCTTGACGATCGTCGACGTCTGAAGCGCCAGAGCAAGGATGAGAGCTTCGAGCATCGCTAATTCCCCATCACAACCGAGACGGCCGCGCCCGTCCCGGAGATTGCCGTCACTCGCGCGCGCACGTTGCGCCATGCGGCCGTCGAGACGAACCCGTCGGAGGTTCGCGTCGTGCCGAGCGTGAGCGTCACGGTCCCCATCGTGATCCAATCGACATTCGTGCTGTTGACCGGAGACTCGATACTCGAGACTTCGATAACGACGGTTGCCGAGCCCGAGCCGCTCGAGGTCGCGCCGTAGACCTGATAACTCCGGTTGTGGGTCTGCGGCTTGAAGACCGCGGAGGTTGCCGTCGTCGTCGCATCCGCGAGGATGACGGTCGCCGCGTTCATGGTCCGGGTCTGCGCGTCGAGCGTGAGCGCGAAGAACCAGAGGAACATCGCGATCAATGTCGCCATGCCGAACGCGCCTGCTTTCTCTCTCATTGCCTGCCCTCCTACTGAACGGTCCCGAGGTTGCCGGCGAGCCGGTCGAGCGCTGAGTCGGTCCCCATCGGCGCCGTCGCGGCGTCCTTCGTGGCGCGCGCGAGGAGCTGCGCCTGCTCCGCCTCCGCCTGCTTCTGTTGCGCGGCGCGCTCCTGATCGAGGAGCTGCTGCGCCTCCTCGTCGCTCCGGAGAATGTTCGGGTCGACCCCGAGCATGTCTCCGTAGTTGTTGATGACCCGGAAGATCTTCACCTTGTGGCGGACCTCCGGGTAGATCTCCGCCATCGGGAGCAGGGTGTTGAGGAAGCGATCCTGCGCTGCGACGCCGGTTAGCTTTTGCGCCTGCTGCATGATCGAGATGTATTCGACCTTCAGCGCGACGCCTTCCAGCTCCGGCGGAGCGTCCGGGACCATCCCCGCGGTTTCCATCAAGTGATAGGTCCGATCGATCGACGGGTCGAGCAGCTCGTCGTTCGTGCGCTCGAGGACGGGCCCGAGCGCGAGCAGCTTCTCCTCGTGGCGCTCCTGGACCTCGCGCGCCGTGATCGGTTGACTGCCCTCCCGGATCTGATCCGACTGCGCGAGCATGAGGAAAAGGTCCTCGTAGAACGCGCGTTGAATTCGATACTGGACCTGCGCGATATCCTGCGTGAGATGCTGCAGGTTGATCGCAATGTCGTGAATCGCGCGGAGCCCGTGCTGCGGCTCACGGACGAAGGTAATGTCGCCCGGGAGGAGCGAGGTCTTCTGCGATCGCAGTTCAGGAGCGCCGACGAGCGGCGGGTTGACGCCCTTCGCGATCGCCTTGCCCTTTTCCTTCTGCTCGATCTGGAGGCCCTTCACGTCGCCGAGCGCCGTCATGCCCGGGCAGTCGGTCCCGTAGGTGTCCTCGCCGGTCACGTCCCACCGTGGAGCGAGGATCGGGAACGTGCGATAGCCCGACTCCCGGAGGAAGCGGCCTTCGCGGTTTTCGCCCTTCTCGTAGTGGCAGCTCGTGAACGGTAGGTAGCGCGCCTCGAGCTTGGTCGCGTCCGCGTCTGGATTCGGCATCACGATCCAGCACAGCTCGACGGAAGCCTCGTAGTTGCCTTTGTCCCATAGGGCTTTTACCTGCGGAGAGATCCCGCTCCAGTCGATATCGCGGTAGCCGCGCCGGATGCCGAACTCCTCGACGATCTGCCGGACGCTCAGCTCATACTCGCGCGCAAACGTGTTGACGACGTTCCGGGAGTCGAGGCCGAGCGCGTAGCTCCCGATCGGGTAGCTATAGCACCGGAGGAGATCCTTCGAGTCCTCGAGGATCGACATTGCCGCGGTCCCGAAGACTCCGAGATCGCCGTAGGTCGTCGGCAGGGTGTTGTAGAGATTCGAGTCGGCGAGGACGATCTGCATCCGTTGCGTCACGAGATGCAGCCATTCCTGAACCGGCTTGAACTCTGCGAGGAGCGGGTCCGGCGTCGTGAGCTTGAACCACGGACGCGCCGGCGAGGTCAGCCCGGCATGCAGGCCGGACTGCAGGGTCCGCGCCGCGAATCGTGCCGTGCTGTCGATGATGTTCCCGTTGCGCCGGTCGCCCTGATTGCGATCACCGGCGAACCATCGGGAGCGCCGCGGGAGCATCCAGTCGGATAGCTCCCGCCAATGGGAATCGAAGGACGATCGCTCGCTCCACATCGACGCGCGGAGCTGCTCGTAGCGATCGCGTTTGTTGACGTCGCTCCCTGTGTAGAAACGCGAGGGGAGCATCAGTAGCCGATGAGCGACTTTTGCGAGCCGCCGGCGCCTTGGTTGGTTGCCCCTGACCCGGTTGTGACCCGCCCGGAGTTGCCGGCCGCCGCACGCCGGCGAGTCCGCGTCGCCGCGGTTGTGGCCTCCGCGACGTTCGCGCTCTCAGCTTTCGGCGCGCTGACCGGATTCGTCGCCTCGACCTTCTCCGCGGCCGTCTGCTCCGGCGGAATGACCGGGTCCGGCGCCTTCTGCTCCTTGTCGCCCTTCCCCCGCTGCCCGAGGAGATAGCCCCCGACCAGTCCCCCGATGAGCAGGGTTGTCGCTAGACCCATTGGCGAGCCTCAGAATGTAGGTCGTTTCGATTGGTTGGTAGCCGCGGCGTTGCAGAAACTCGCCGACCCCGGGTGACTCAGCAGGGGCGATCATCTTTACCATCTCGAGCCCCGCCTGTCGAGCCCATTCTTCCCAACACCGCAATAGCTTGGGGCCTACGCTTCCCCTTCGATACGCCGGATCGACCCACCACGCTAGCTCGTCGAGCATCTTTCGCCGGCCGATCGGCTCGTCGACCGCGAACCCCGCGATCATGGCGACGAGCCGATCGTCGACCTCCGCGACGAAGATCACGCCGACCTGGAGGACACGATCGGCCAGCTCGAGGATCGTGTCCGGCAGGAACGGGAGGATGCTCCGGTATTGCGTCCCCTGGATGAAATCCCCAACCATCGCGACGATCGAAGGGAGGTCCGACGGCCGCGCGCGCCTGATGATCATCCGCGCCAATTCTCGACCGTGCCGTCCGGCCTGCAGGTTGGCTCGTCGTCCGTCGTGTAGAGCGCGCGAGGGTTGCCCTCCCACACCTCGACGTGAGCCCCCACAGCCCACCCGAGGAGCGGCTTCCCGGCGTCCTCCTCCGGGACCATCGCGCCGCGGTAGTCGCTGAGGACGGTCCCGCATCGCTCGCAGTGCTGGACGCCGGAGGGATCCATCGGCGCCGCGACGTGAACAACCGGCATGCTCATCGCTTGGCCGGCAGCGTTCGCCGGTCGACGACCGAGAGGTTGATGTCGTGATAGTGCGCCAACGGCCCGGGCCCTCGAGTCCCCGACGGCCCGACGACGACGAGGTTGTCGACCTTCTCCTCGAGCTTCCCGATCCGAGCGCGGAGCGCGTTGTCTTCGCGCGCCATCCGCTCCTCGAGATCGTCGAGCCGCTGCTGCTGCGCGACGATGATGCCCTTCTGCGCCTCGACGAGCTGCTCGAGCGCCTCGACGCGCTCCTCGAGGTCGCCGTCCTGCTCGCCGCCGCCGTTGCCCGGCTCCGTGGCGCCCTGGATCGGATACCAGACTGAGGACGGCCGGCGCTCCTTCTCCTGCCACGCCGGGCCCGCTGCGCCAGGATCCGCGGCGTTCGTGAGGACGTCGACAACCTGCATGATCTCCCGGTCGTAGCAGAACGCGTCGACGCCGACGAGTTGCCCGGACGGGAGCGTGAAATGCTTCTCCGCCGGCATCTTCGTGAGGTAGCCCCACCGCGGATCGCGCTCGCGCATCCGAGGCCCGAGGATCTGCATGAACCGCGCGATTGAATCGAGCGTGTTGGTTCGCAGGAGATCCGGAAACTCGTCAGCGGTCGCCTTGACGACGTCGTAATGATTTGGTGCGCTCATGCCTGCCTGCCTCCTCTGTTGCCGCCGTTGATGCCGTCGAATGGCTTCGTCGATCTGCATCATCGCGAGCCACGCGTTGTCGCTGATCTCCATTAGCCCGCCGTCCGGTCCCCGAATAATCGCCACCGTTACCGCCTCCGCTCCTGGAAGGGATCGAAGTCCCAATCGACCGAGCTTGCTCCGTTGCGCCCGAACGAGTCGGCCGCGATCGCGTAGGGATCGAAGTCCGCGTCGACGCGGGTCGAGCGCCGGAATTTCGCCATCACGTCCGCCGGCGCATCCGGGAGCGCGAAGGTCTGAAAGAGCGCGTCCGCGTAGTCGGGCGAGGTCCCGAGCCGTTTCTTGACGAGGTCCTTCGGCTCGACGACAAACTTGCCGCCGGCGAAGGTATAGGTCGGCTCCGTCAGCTCCGCGATCATCTCCGGAATGAACGGGAGCATCCCGCCTTTCTTGACCCAATCGGCTCCGTTGAGCCACAGCTCGTCGCGGACCGTTTTGTAGCGCTTATTGCTCGAGGGAGCGGAGGCCGTTACCGGGATGACCGCCTTTCCGCCCGTGATGAGGATGTCGACGGCGCCGTGTCCCCAATGCCCGGTATCGTCGATGAACGTCAGGATGTCGGTCGATCCCTTCCGCTGCCAGAGCTGCTCCGCTCGAGCGATGCGCGCCGCGATCGTGGTCGTGCGCTCCTGCCGCATAACGATCGGCTTGAAGGCCGCGAGGCCCTGCCGCGGGAAGATGACCGTCCGGTCGTCGCCGAACCGCGCGACGTCGACCCCGAGCCGCTTCTGAGCCCAATCGTAGGAGTCCGGCCGGAGCTGCCGCTGCATGGCCGCCTCGACCTCCTCGACGCCGAGCAGAGCGTTGATACTCGCCGGCGGGAATTGCCCGAGGATATTCACCATGACCCACGGGTTATCCCGCCCGTAGAGCGCGATCTGCTCCTGCGCGTGCTGTAGGGAGATCCGGGGGGAACGGTTCGGATCGTCCGGGTCGCCCGTGATCGTGATCACTCGCCAGAGATGCCGCTCCGTCGTGCATGCCCGATAGAGCGGGCCCGTCGTGTGCGTCGGGTTGCCGGCCTGGAGGACCTTCGTCTCTCGGCCGCTTGCGAGGACCGCTTCCGCCGTGACCATGACCGGCTGAGGGATGCCGCCCGACTCGTCGAGGACCGCCATCGCATAGTCCGCGTGCAGGCCGGCGAGCGCGTCCGCCTGCCGCTCCTTGTCGGCCTGCTGCTGGAAGGCTCGAGCCTGCGCCCACCACGTAGGCGCAAACCGCGGATTGCGATGCGTGACGGCGCTCTTGGACCATGCGAACGTCGCCGAGAAGAATCGGCTCTTGCCCATCCAGAGCGCCAGCTCCGGCCAGAGGTTGCTCGCAAGGTTGGCGCCCGTGATCGAGACGGCGCCGATGCGGCAGTGTGGACGGGTCGCGAGGAAATTCAGGATCAGCCACGCGAGGACCGCGGTCTTCCCTGGACCCTTGCAGGCCTTCAGCGCGAGCCGGTTATTGTGCGGGAACAGCCGGCAGGCCTCGAGCTGCCACGCGTCCGGCTCGACGCCGAACTCCTCCCGGACCATCGTTTCCGGATGCCAGCGCCACCGGCGGAACCGTTCGCGGACAGACGCCTCGAGCTGCTCGTTGCTCATTCGCCGGCCTGCCCGATCGGAACGATGACCGGCGCCGGCTGCTCGACGAGCTGCCGCTGCGCGTTCCACCCGACCCGGCACCATTGGCCGTCGGTCCGCCCTGGACACCCGAGGACCATTGACGCGTCGATGATCGTCCCGTGCCGATAGAGCGGATGGACCCACCCGTGGACCGGGCAGCGTAGGAAACCGGCGAGCTTTGCATGCGCGGCGCAGTAGTCAATCCCCGGCTCCGCGACGGCGCCGCATCGCTGCGCGTTCGCATTGAGCCGGCGCTTCCCGTAGCTCACGCCTGGAGTTTTACCGGCGCAGAGCGTCACGATTGAAAGACCGCGCCGCCGATCCGGTCCGTGCCGGTCATCGGGATCTTGAGGTCACACGTTCTCGCGTCGCACGCCGGCGAGACGCGTCGATGTTCTCGAGCGACTGCGTAGCGGATCATGTCGACCCACCCGGAAAGGTCCTCTGTCCCGTGCCGCTCGCGCACCATGCAGGGATGATCGCGGAGCCCGCATCCGTGGCAGCTAAACCGCGTTGTGATTGTTAGTAAGATCGGGTCCATCAGTCCGGGTCCCCCTCGAGCGGCTCGTCGTTGTCATCGTCGACGGCTGCTCGATGCGCGTCGTCGATGCGGGCCCGGTCCTTCCCGTTGAGGACGTCCTCGATCGACTGGCTCTCCGTGTCGCGGTCCGGCGCCTCGTCGCTCCCGACGAAGCGCTCCCGGATCCACCGCGCATCAGATCGGACGGAGTCCGCCGGCTTCCCGCTTCGGCCGCGGACTGGCGAGGTCGAGCCGGTCCTCCGCTGTTGGTCCATAGCGCCTCCCGAGATAGGTCCCACGAGGTTTGTCCAGGATCGCCTCGACCTCCTGCGATGCCCACAGCAGGCCGCGGTCCTTCAGCCGTTGCGCGAAGATACGGAACTCTCGACGCTCCGCGCGCAGCTCCGCGCGACAAGCTTCTAACTCCTCGCCAATGATCGGCGCCTCCGCTGCCGGGTCCTCGAGGTAGATCTGGCACGAGTCCGGACTGAGCCCGAGGTTGACGGCCGCGGCCCGGTCCTCCGGGTCGGTGAACTTCACCACACGTCGCCGACTTTCACGCTTTGCCATTAGGAGGGTCATCCAGCCCGGCGAGGTATCGCGCGTGATCGAAATTATGGAAGTGATCGACCGTCGACCGGAGCCGGCCCGTCGCGACCGCCATCAGCTCCCGCGCCTTGAGAGGGTCCTGCAGGATGATGTCGCCGTTCGCCTTGATGGCTCGAGCTGCGAGCGCGAGCGTCTCCGGCCACTGATGGAACGGGAGGAGCTTCCCCGTCTCGTCGTAGGCCTCCCGGAGGTCCGCGCGTGCCGTGAGCGAGAGCAGAGCGATTGCCTCGTCGCCCTTCATCTCGAGCCGCTTATGCCGCTCCGCGAGCTTCGCGTCGACGGCCGCACGAATATTAGGATCTCTGAGGAGCCGGCAGGCCTCGACGGCTGCAGTCGACGGCTTGACCGTGCCCCCCGTGGCGGAGAGGTAGGCCTGCGTCCCGTTGCCGCCGTTCGCGACATACTCCAGGACGAACAGGGAACGGAGCGCCGTCAGAGCGGCCTCGCGTTGCTTCTCGGCTTTGTCAGCGCGCGCGCGTGCGGCTGACGCTTGCCGGTCTTTCTTGGTTGCAGCCATAGGCGGAAGGAGCGCGGCCTCGAAGGACTAGAGCGCCGCCGGCGCTATTGTTAGCCAGAATGGGGAACCTTCGCAAGCGTTCCCCGATTCTGGCCGCACTCCCCTACGGTTAATTGAGTAGCCGACAGTCTAACGCGTTCCCCGCTGCGTCGCGAGCTGCTCGAGCGAGAGCCAGGTATTCGACGGATAGAGCGCCTTGAATTGTGAGGGAGCATTCGCGAGCGCGTTGCTCTCGAGCACCATCGGGAAGGCCTTCTGCTCCGAGCCGGCCGGCGGAGCGGCGCCGTAGAGAATCCCATTGTTGAAGATCGCGTAGCGCCCGGTCGGCATGCGCGACTCTCGCATCGTCAGCGGACCCTGCGGCGTCGAGCTTTCCGCCTGGACGATCGCGTTACCGTTGAAGGTAGCGGAAACGCGCTCGAGCGTGAAGTCTCGCGTCCCGTTGGTGATGAGCGCGAGGATCCCGCGGCCTCCGTAGGTCGCGCTCGAGATGACGAAAGAGCTGTCGCGGAGGACGACCTTCGACGTCGGAAACTTCGTATCGTTCGCCGGTAGGTTGATTCCCATCAGGTTGATCCCGGCGCCGACCCGGTCGACCGTGAGCCCCTCGAGGAGGACGTCCTCGATGTATTGCGCGTTGCGCGGGGTGATGACGATCGCGTAGCCGTCCTGCGCGGCCTTCCAGGATCCCGAGAGCGTCGACTGCCGGACGATGACGCGCTTCCCGGCCTTCAGCTCGAGCAGATTCTTGACTCCGCGATTGATCCCGTCCGTGTGCCAGCTCTCCGGCTTGCTGAGCGTGACGCTGTCGATCACGATATCGGCCGCGACGCCCTCCGGGCAGTTGGTGATCTTGAGTGTGTCGCCGCCGACCATGATGTTTTCCGAGCCCGCGACGTAGGTCCCGCCGAGGATGCGGACCGGCCCGCAGGTATTCGAGATCAGGATCGCCTGCGAGTCCTGCAGGCTTGAGGCCCACAGATCGGAGACGCTCGAGCCGAGGATCGTCGCGCTGCAATTCAGCTCAAAGCCTCGCTTACCTCTATGCGTTGGGACTGTGACGTTGCGAAACGTGATCCGCTCCGGCTGCTGCGCGACGGAGGTCTGCGTCGGACCGTTGTCGCCGCATTGGATGACCCCGCCGCTGAAGGAGGAGGTCGCCGAGAGATCGGAGACGTCGACGTCGACG